CCCGCCCCCGCACCGGGGCCGGGGGGACCGGGGCCCCCCCCCCGGCCCGCCGGCCGGTCCGGACCGGCCGGTTTTCCACCCAGCCCGGCCGGCCGGAAGAGCCGCCAACTCTTATTTCTCCCGGGGTCAGCACAAAAAACGGGGCAAAGCAAGACGACTCGGCGGGATACGGCCCGAACTGGACTGGGAACCCTCCGATATGGGACCGGTGAAACCATGACCATGCTCGCTGCCCCTACCCTGCCCGGCTTTGAACCCGCCGCAACATCCCGCGGGGACTCCGGTCTCCGTGACGCGGCCATCGCGACCCTGAAAGCCCTCGAGGACACCGGAACCCTGACGCCCCGGGACGCGTTGACCGCGCAACTCCTGGTGGCCACCGCTGAACGGGCCGGAATCGGCCTACAACAGCCGAAAACAACGATCGCCACCGCTAACCTGCTGAAGTTGCTGACCGAGCTCCTGGACCGGCTTCCTGTCCGGGACGAACAGGTTTCCGACGCCGCCCAGCAGTTCCTTGCCGCTATCACCGCAGCCGAGGCCGAGGCCGCCGTGTCATGACCCAGCTGATCACCGCCATGGACCCGCGCGCCAAGCACTACGGTGCGCGGGTTCAGGTCTGCGCCACCGCGCTCGGGGAACCCCTGTTCGGCTGGCAGCAGACCGCGGCCGCGTTGATCTCCGCCGTGGACCCGGACCGACCCACCACATGGCGTTACCCGCTCGTGGTGATCACCGTTCCCCGTCAGTCCGGGAAGTCCACCCTCCTGCGGGCCGTGCACATGGACCGGCTCATCAAACCCCTACCCAACGGCAGGCCCCGCCTACCATCGACCATCTGGATGACCGCCCAGAAGGGCAAGGACGCCCGCCGCCGGTTCAACGACCTCGCAGAACGGGCCACAGCATCCCCAGCACTCGGGCAACTCACCACACTCCGACGCTCCGTCGGTTCCGAAGCCCTCCAGCTCGGGAACGTTGCTCTGTCGCCTTTCGCTCCAACACCCACCGCCCTGCACGGCGAGACCACGCCGTTCGTGTCCATTGATGAAGCGTGGGCGTTCGACGAAGCTTCCTCGGCGGCGTTGCTGGCGGCAATCACCCCGACCCAACAAAACGTTGAAGGGTCCCAACTCATCATCATCTCCACCGCCGGAGATCGAACCTCGAAGTGGTTGTGGTCCCTGGTGAAAGCCGGGCGGGCGTCGCTGGCCGACCCGCATTCCCGGATGGCCTACATCGAGTTCTCCGCCGACCCCCGATACGCCGAGGACGGCGACGGCGACCCCCTCAGCCCCGAAGCCCTCGACTTCCATCCCGCTGTCGGTCACATCACCACCGCCGCTGACATCACCGCGCTCTACCCCTCCGCCGGCGGCCTGGACAACATCCGACGCGGGTTCTTGAACCTGTGGCCCGCGGACATGGACACCGCTGTCGCGCGGGACCTCAACGCCTACGACGATGCCACCGTCACCAATCCACCACCCCGCACCGGTGAATTGGTGTTCGCGTTCGACGTCGCCCGAGACCGTACCGGCGCCAGCATCTACGCCGCCTACCCCACCCCCACCGGCAGCCACGTCGAGCTAGTCGAGTCCCGGCCCGGAGTGGCATGGCTACCCGGCGCGCTCGCAGCTCTCCACGGGCCCTGCTGGTACGACCCCACCGGCTACCCCGGAGCCATCGCCGCCCGCCTGACCACCCACCTGCTGCGGCCCGCTACCGGAACCCGCATGGCGGACGCGACCGCCACCCTCCTGTCCGAGATCGCTGACCTTCGTGCCAGCGTCCTGGCACCCACGGAGCTACGTGACCAGTACCGCGACGCCGTCACCCGCCCAGCCGGAGGGGCCGGGTTCGCGTTCGATCCCGACAAGAGTCCCGGCCCTATCGATCACCTCCGAGCGGCCGCGCTCGCGCTCCACGCCGTCACCCGCCCCACCGCTATGCCCGGCATCAGCTTCTAAAGCAAGACAACACGCCATTACGCGCGGCTTAATCTGTGGGAAGGTCGCTGTGGGGCGACGGTGTGGGCATGATCTTCCCGCGTGTCGCCCAATGGCTCGGACTCCGAGACGACAACAAGACCGGTCGGGAACCGATCGCGCCGCCCAGCCGGGATACCGCCGTCGTCACCAACCCGAAACAAGCTGCCCGTATCGGCGCGGTCTACAGCGCCGTATCGATCCTCGCTGCCGCAATCGAACAGCTCGGGGTCGTTCTCGAACGCGACGGCGTGCGGATCGAGGACACAACGTTCATCCGGAACCCGGACCCCGACCTGCTCGACCGCTCCGACTGGCTCCACCAGGTCGTCACATCCCTGGCGTACAGCGGGAACGCGTATCTGCGGGTGTGGCGTGACGCCACCGGGCAAGGCAGCGTGGCCCGTGTCCTCAACCCCGGCCGGGTCTGGCCCTTCGAGGACCAACACGGCCGGATCCTCTACTCCTACAACGGACGGGACTACACCCGGGAAGAGATCACCCACCTCCGGCTACACAAGGTCCCCGGCGAAATCCTCGGTCTCGGACCGATCCAAGCCGCCCGCGCCGAGGTCGCCGGACATCGGGACCTCACCGAAGCCTCCACCGCGTGGGTACGTGAGTCCGGGCAGCCATCCGGTCTGCTGTCCACGGAACAATCCCTGACCCCAGACCAGCGTAAAGAACTCCTCGACTCCTGGAACAAGGTCCCCGCCGGACGCACCCGCCTGATGTCCTCCGGGATCAGCTACGAACCAATCACCCTGTCCCCGAAGGACGCCCAGTTCCTGGAATCCCGCCGGTTCTCGAAAACCGAGATCATGGACCTGTTCGGGATCCCCGGCAGCCTCACCCTCGGGATCGAACGCGGGGACTCGCAAACCTACGCGAACGTCGCGCAAGACTGGCTCGGGTTCGTGCGGTTCCGGCTCATGCGCTACGTCATCGAAATCGAATCCGCGCTCACGTCTCTCGTGCCACGAGGCCAGAAGGTCCGGCTCAACGTGGAATCCCTCCTCCGCGCCGACGCGGAAACCCGGTTCCGGATCCACTCCTCGGCAATCACCGCCGGGGTCTACAGCCCCGAATACGCCCGCGAGATCGAACACATCCCCGATACCGCCGCCCCAACCCCGAAGGAACCCACCGATGCATGACCTCACTCACGGTCTCCAACGCCGCGCCTACCTCTTCCGCGCCGACGCCCCCGCCAGCGACGACGGGCCACACGTCTCCGGAATCGCCGTCCCGTACGGGGAAGAGATCCTCCTGTGGGAAGGAATCCGTGAACAGGTAGCCCCGGGCGCCGTCGAGGACTACGACCCGCAGCTGTGGTGGCGTCACCATGAACCAATCGGGCGTATCAACACCGCCTCCGACAGCCCTGAAGGTTGGCGGATCGAAGCGACGATCTCCGACACCGCTCAAGGCCGTGACGCCCGAACCCTCGTCCGTGACGGGGCCGTCACCTCGTTCTCCATCGGCTTCGAGCCCATCGAGTGGCGTGAAGAGAAACTCGACGACGGCACCCTGCTCATCACCCACGAACGCATCAAGGTGCGGGAGGTCTCCATCGTCCCGAACCCGGCCTACCCGGGAGCCGTCATCACCGAAGCCCGCCACCAGGAAGGAATCCCCATGCCCGTAACCACCACCCCGAACAACACCCCGGCAGTGTCCATCGAGGACTTCAACGGTCTCCGTGAAGACGTCGCGGACGTGCGTCGTCTCATCACCGCCACCGACCGCCCCACCGCCCCGGACACCCGTAGCGCCGGGCAGCTCATCCGGGCCGCTCTCAACGGCGACAACACCGCTGTCGGGACCCTCGAACGCGCCTACACCGGCACCACGATCGCTGATGACTTCGCGAAGCCCACGTGGGTCAAGGACCTCACCCGGATCATCGAGGCCGCCGACCCGCTCGCCGGGCTGTTCGCGGAAGGGGCTCTGCCCGAGACCGGTATGACCCTCGAGTTCGGGCAGCTGAAGGAGAACACGGTCACCGTCGGGAAGCAGGCCAAGGAAGGCGACAAGCTGCCCGTCGGGAAGGTGTCGGTGAAAACCGCCACCGCCGAGGTCGAAACCTTCGGTGGCGCCGCGGAAATGAGTGTGCAGGTCATGAAACGTGCCCAGGCGCCCATGATCGACATCCACATGCAGGCCCTCGCCGTCGCCGCCGGGAAACAGCGGGCCGCCAGTCGTGTGGCAGCGATCAACGCCGCCGTCGCCGCCCAGAGCAGCGCTGCGGTCACCGTCACCGACGGCGGCACCGACTGGAAACCGTGGGTCAAGGCCTTCGCCGACATCGATGAAACCTTCACCGCTCTCGGCTACACCGTCTCCGGTCTGCTGCTGCCCAAAGCAGAGTTCATCAAGCTGATGCAGCTCGCCGACAAGGACGGCAAACCCATGCTCCAGCTCGGGGGCGTGGGCAGCAACGTCGGTACCGGCCAGACCCCGGCGTTCCGTGCCGGAATCCTGCTCGGTATGCCCATCTACTCCGGCACCGGCGTCACCCAGGGAGCGTTCTTCCACAAGGACGCCATCCGCCACTACAAGGCCCCCATGGTGCGGGTCACCAACGACCTGTCCGCCCTGGACCTCACCAGCGCGTTCGGGGTCTACGAATTCGGGGCTATCGCCACCGAAGTGCCCGGAGCGATCGTTCCCGTGACCATCAGCTGAGCCATGGCCGCGATCATCACCCCCGAGGAACTCGGTCGCTGGGTCAACAACCCAGCGGCCGACCCAGAACTGCTCAAGCTCGTCTCCGAAGCCGCATCCGACCAGATCACCCAGATCATCGGCGGCCGGACCGTCCCGTGGGTCCCCATGCGGCTCGCGTGCCTCGTGCTCGCATCCGACCTGTACGAACGCCGCAACAGCCCCAACGGGGTCCGGGGTTTCGGGGTCGACGGTGTCGCCGTACGTATCGGCTCCGACGACACCCGCGCAGCACGAGGGATCCTCGCTCCCTTCCTCCCCCCAACCGTCGACTAAGGAGCCGGTGATGATCGCCCAGGCCCGTCAACAGGTCACCCAAGCCGTCGCCGACGCGCTCGGGATCCCTACCTCCCCAACCCTCCCGGACCGGCTCCACGCACCCTTGGCAGCCATCCGGGAAGCCGACGGGGACTTCCTCATCCCCGAACCCGAAGGACCGTACGGGTCTTGGCAACTCACCTTCCAAGGCACGATCCTCGTCGCCCCGGCCGAGAACGAAGTGATGCTCGGCCGGGCCGATGAACTCGCCGACAAGCTCCTAGCCGTCGGCGACCGATACGACCTGACGATCCACGGGTACCGCGTCGAAACCGTCGCGTCTTCACAGCCCTATCTCATCATCCCGTTCACCCTCACCACCCTCACCAACTGAAAGGGATTCTGCTCATGCCCGCATCCACCCGTATCTACGGTGCTGCTCTCATCCTCAAGATCGACGGCAAGGACCAGGCCGCCGACATCACCGAATGGGAACTGGAACACGAGTCCGCCGACAAGGAGAACCTGACCTTCGCCGAGGTCGCCACCGGCGGCAGCGACAAGGGCAAGTTGAAGGTCACCGGTATTCAGTCCACCGACGCGAACTCTCTGTGGCGTCTCATCTGGGACAACGCCGGACGCAAGGACGTGCCCTTCGTAATTGCCCCGCACGGCAATGCCACCGCCGACGCGAAGAAACCCCACATCACCGGAACCCTCGACATCGGGTTGCGTCCCAAGTCCGGCGGGGCGGCCGACCCGAAGAAGTCCTACACCTTCGAGCACGAGTTCGAGTGTGTGGTTAACAAAGCCTTGGTCGTGGCCTGATGGCTGTCGGTGTCCGCGTCAACGGTCTGCGTGACCTCATCAAACGCTTGGACCGGGCTGGAGTTGAACTCTCCGACCTCAAGGCCGTGATGCACGACGTCGGGCTGATGATCGCGGACACCGCCCGCCCACTAACCCGACCCCAATCCGGACGGCTCGCACGCTCCATTCGCTCCGCGAAACAGAAGAACCGCGCCATCGTCCGCGCCACCACCCCCTACGCCCGAGTACAGCACTTCGGATGGCCCAAACGGCACATCAAACCGAAGTTGTACTTCTACACCGCCATGGACAAACGCCGGGACGAAGTCCTGTCCCGTTTCCAACGCGGCATCGACGAAGCAATCCACAAGTAAGTCAGGAACCCAAGCCATGCCCGACATGCAGAACCTCACCATCGCCGACCTCATCGAGTTGGAAGACCACGGCATCACCCTCGACGACATCACCGCCGCCCAGGCATCCGGCCGCACCCCGGCCCGGATGATCGCCGCCGTCCGGTTCCTCCAGCTCCGCGCCACCAACCCCGCGGCAACGTGGGAAGACGCCATCAACACCCGCTTCGTCGACATCAACCCCGAAGGGCAGGAAGAGGCCTCCCCGGAATCCTGACGGCCCGCGACGACCGGGCCGAGGATATGGCCTGGTTCGTCGTTGTCGCGGGCCTGACCCCCGGGGAATACCGCAACCTAACCATCCGTGAACGCGCCGCCATCATCCGAGCAGTGAAGGACTACCACCGTGGCCGGTAACAGCAAGAAGAGCAAACTCGAAATCGTCGTGCTCGCTGAAACCGCGAAAGCCGTCAACGCGTTGAAGAACTTCACCAAGAACGCCGGCCTGGACGGCATGATCTCCCACGTTGGGAAACTCGGTGCCGCCGCCGGAGTTGCTCTCGGTGGCCTCGGCGCGGCCGCCGGGGTGTACCTCAAAGGCGCCATCGGAGAAGCCGGGAACCTGGAACAATCCATCGGGGCTATCGACACCGTCTTCAAAACCAACACCGCCCAGATGCATGAATGGGCCAAAGGAGCCCAAAACTCCGTCGGGCTCTCGAGGGACAGCTACAACCAGTTGGCGACCGTCATCGGCACCCAACTGAAAAACGGCGGCACCGCCATGGACCAGCTCGGCGGTAAAACCAACGAACTCATCGGGCTCGGCGCCGACCTCGCATCCATGTTCGGGGGAACCACCGCCGACGCCGTCGGCGCTCTCTCCTCCGCCCTGAAGGGCGAACGAGACCCCATCGAACGCTACGGAGTGTCACTCAAGCAGGCTGAGATCGACGCGAAGGCCGCGGCTTTGGGCTTCGAGAAAGTTGGTGGGAGCTTCAGCAATGAAGCACAGCAGGCAGCCACCTTGGCGTTGATCATGGAGCAAACCAAAGACGCTCACGGGAACTTCGCGAAGGAAGCCGACACCGTGCAAGGCAAGCAGCAACGCCTAGCAGCGTGGTGGGGCAACCTGTCCCAGAAGATCGGTACCGCGTTCCTGCCCGCGATCTCGGCCGCCGCGGACTACATCACCGCCAACGCCGTGCCCGTCCTCGAGGAATGGGGCAACGTCATCGCCGAACAAGCCGGCCCCGCCCTCGAACAGCTCGGGCAATGGATCACCGGCACCGTCCTGCCCGCCCTGACCGTCCTCGGGCAATGGATCGGCGTCAACATCCTGCCCATCCTGCAAGGCTGGGCCACCACCCTCACCACCCAGCTATGGCCAGCCCTCCAACAATTCGGGCAATGGCTCCTCGATTCCCAAGGCTGGCTGTTGCCCATCGCCGCCGCCATCGGCGGCATCGTCCTCGCCTTCCAAGCCTGGACCGCAGCCACCGCAGCATGGGAAGCCATCACCAAACTCGCAGCCGCAGCCCAAGCGATCTTCAACGCGGTGCTGGCCGCCAACCCGATTGGGTTGATCGCTCTCGCGGTGGCTGGGGCTGTTGCTGCTTTGATGTATCTGTGGAACACGAATGAGGGGTTCCGTAACGCACTCATAGCCGCGTGGAATGCGGTCACCGGGTCCCTGCAATCCCTCGGTGGCTGGTTCAAGTCCGTCTTCGACGGTGCCGTGAACACCGTCACCGGATTCGTCTCCGGAGCCCGGCAGAAGTTCAACGACGCAGTCAACGCCGTCTCCGGGTTCGCCCGCGGTGTCGGCCAGAAGGTCAACGACGTCATCACGTTCTTCCGGAACCTACCCGGCCAGATATGGCAGGCCCTCTCCGGCATCGGCTCCCGACTCGCTGAAATCGGCGGCAACATGATCTCCTCCCTCGCCAACGCCCTCAGCCCCGGCGCGATCGTCAACAAGATCCGGCAGGTCATCGGCGACGTCATCGGATTCGCGAAACGCCTACTCGGCATCGCGTCCCCCTCGAAGGTGTTCGCCGGTATCGGCCGTAACACCGCTGCCGGTCTCGCCCTCGGTCTCGGCGCCGGACTCCCCGACGTCCGGAAAGCAGCCACCGCCATGGCCAACGCCGTCACCGCCTCCGGTACCCCCGACCCGCTCACCACCCCCGGCTACGCCTTCGCCGGCACCGGCAATACCGGCATCAACCTGACCATCAACCTCCACAGCCTCAAACCCTCTTATGAGGTCGCACGCGACATCGCCGACGCCGTGGAAGACGTGTTCCGAAGGAGGGGCCGTGTCTGACGGACCCGAATACTACGACGCCCCGCCACGTGTCGAAGTGTGGGTGATGGACCCCGCCGCCGAAGGCTTCCGGCTCGACAAAACCCCCCTCAACGCACTCAACCCCCTCCAAGCAGCCCACGTCGCCAACGCCTTCACCCTCGGCTCCAGAAGCAACGGTCGTCTGAACAACGACCGGCTCTACCCCGTCGGCCCTGGAATGGTATGGCTGAATATCACCCAATGGATCACATCCATTCGCACATCCCAATCCCAGCAGGACACCGCCGACATGGCCCCCGACGCCGGGTCCTGCGAAATCCGGTTCCTCAACGCACCCAGCTTCACCACCCTGCCCGTCTACGCCGGCACCCCCATCCGCATCATCCGCACCGGCGCCTTGAAGCACTACCTCACAGGCGAATGGCTCACGGAAGATGAAATCGCGTGGTGCGGCCATGTTGAGGACATCTCCGAGACATGGGACAAAACCACGGCCCGGAAAACCACGACCCTGACCGCGGTAGACGGCGTCGCCCGGCTCTCCGACATCACCCGCTACGGCCGCCGCGGAGAAGGTGTTTGGATTGGCTGCCTCCGTGACCTGCTGACCTCCAGCCCCTACGCCGACCTGCCCATCGGGCTGCCCTTCCAACGAACCCCTCCGCCCGGCGGGGAACCCTGGTGCTGCGGCACCGTCTACGAAGGCCCCCTGTCCCGTCACATATCCATGGTCGCGGCCACCGCCGGACTCATCTGGAACGTCATCCCCGACCCGTCCGGCACCACCTCAGACATCGGCCCCGTCGACCCCGGAGCAGGCATCGGAGAATCCCGACAACGGCTCCGCCTGGTGGATCCCGCCACCGTCCGGAAACCCCAAGTCGTGTTGACAGACCTGCCCTACGACGAAGCCGGGATCGTGGACTACCGCACCCCCATGCCCTACACCGGAATAGAAATCGCCGGCGGCACCCGGGCGATCACCTCCGTGGTTGAACTCACCGCACACCGCATCAGCGACGATGGCCACGACGAATCCGTCAACACCACCCACGCGAACCCCACCGCATTAGAGCAATGGGGCGTCCGCACCGCCCGCGTCGACGCGGTCCCCATGCCCGGAGATGAAAACCGCGTCGCCGGATACATCCTGGACCGCTCCGCCGACGCCGCCGCCCGGCCCGTCTCCGTCACCCTCCACGGCCGCCACGCCATCGAAAGCGGCACCATGCCCATCCGCATGCTCACCGCCGTCGACGTATTCCGCCTCGGGCACCGCTACCGATGCCTTGTCGTCGGCGTGCAAAACCGTTGGGAGATCATCACCGATCCCTACCCCCGTCACAAACACACCGTCACCCTCAAACTCGCAAGGAGAGCATGAACCATGCCGGCCCACATGACCTTCCAACCCGGAGCCGTCCTTGAGGCCGCTCACCTCAACGACGCCTGCAACCCCACCACAGCCGCTCACATCCCCTACGCCGTCGCCACCGGGATCGTCCGCCAACCCTCAGCCGCCGCGGCCAGCATCGCCGTGCAGTTCCCCGTCGGCCGGTTCAGCAAGAAACCCGTCCTCGCCTTCGGTATCGATTCTGCCTCCGGTGGCGTCAACTGGAACGCCGTCCGTTTCTACAGCCTCAGCACTTCCGGATTCACTGCGTTCCTCAACTCCGGAGACGGCGCCGAAGTTCACTGGATCGCCATACAGATGGACGCCTGACCATGGCCTGGACACTCGCACCGGCCCTGAAGCAGCTGATGGCCGAAGTCAACGCCCGATGGCCGAACCGTGACCGCACCACGGACGGCACAATCGGCGACTACAAGCATTCACTGACCACCTCCGAACACAACCCGTACGACGAATACGGGGAGAAGGACCCGGACGGGGTCGTGCGGGCCGTCGACATCGACAAGGACGGCATCCACGTTCCCACCCTGCTGAACGCCACCATCGGGGATAGCAGAGTCCACTACGTGATCTACAACAAGATCATCTACAGCTGCCACTACGGATGGCGTGCCCGCCCCTACCACGGGGAAGACCCCCACACCGGACACATCCACATCAGTTTGCGCAACAACACCTCCGAGCACTGCGATCCCGCCGTGGTGCTCGCCGCGCAGAAGAACACCCGCCCATGGCTCACCGGCGCCGCCGGCCGAACCGAAACCGATATCTGGGAGACCCCAATGGACAAACAAAACAAAGAAGAACTCGCCCAAATCATCGACTTCAAGGTGTGGCGCACCTACATCCCTGACTGCGGCTACTTCGACGAAGTCGTAAAAGACCTGGCCGTCCGCGTCAAGGAACTCTCCGAAGACCTCGCGGACGTGCGCCGCGGGGGACCCGACCCCGAATACACACCGGTCAACCAGGAGCTCGCAGACACCAAGAGCGGTGTCCGCGCACTGGCGGCCAAGGCCGACGCTCTGGAAGCCAAGGTCGACGCCCTGGAAGGCAAGCTGGACGCCATTCTCAAGGCCCTTGGTAATGCCGACGCCCAGTGACCTGGCGCTCCTGGTCACCGCCTTCGCCGCGCTGCTGACCGCCGTCGGCGGCGTGGCGAAGATCGTGACCGACAAACTCGACGCGGGGGGGGGGGGGGGGCAAACACACCCCGCCCACAACGCGCCCCCCCGCACCCAA